TGATAGAACTAAAACAGTTCAAGATGCTGTTTATGGTGAGGTATTACAAGATGGAATACAATTCTTACCGCCAATTTCGATTAATGCTTATGTTAGAATTGAAGAAGCCTCAGAACAATTCTTAGGTAGTAGTAAAATTATTCAGAACGAGCCAGGTCTGTTGAAATTTGCGGTTTATAAAAAAGAACTTGCTGATTTACAGGTTGAAATTCAATTGGGTGATTACATTGGATATTGGATTACTGAAACAGAGGCGAGATACTATTCAGTTATTGACGCAGGTATTCCTGACTACGACAATAAACACACATACGGTGGGTATAAAGGTTTTTATTATTCTTATACTGCAACACCTGTTAGCGAAAACGAATTTAGAGGAATATAATGAAACTTCTTATAACCGAATCACAATTCGATAACATATTTTTGGGTAAAAAAGTAATGGTTTATTACAATTTACACAAACATACCTTTTCTGTAACGTATGACAGTAAAGTTATTATGCACGCAGATTATGTTAAATTGGGTGATGTTGAGTTTAGAGTTAGAAAAGGTGGTAAAGAAAAAGTTCGTTCAGAAAAGTCAAAAAATGTTCACGCATTTGTTATTGGAACATTGTTGGAATATTGTGAATACCCTTGTGATTACATTCCAAACCCCCCGTCAGACAAAATTATAACGTATAATCCATATAAGTACGATTCGTTTGTTTACAAAAATAGTGAAGAGCCTGTTTATCGTGCAAAAGAAGTTGACATGATAAATTCACAAAATAAACTATTTGTAGTTAAAGAGTAATGGGATATCCTAAAAAAGTTATACCGACAATCAACCTTAAACCCGAGAAGATACTTCTTCAAAGAAGAGAAGAATTACTTAGTTATATAACTGAGGACGGAACTTATTTGCCAAAACAGTTATTACACCCTGAATTAGATAGGGGGTTTTTGGATTTTGTAAAAGATGACTTAAAAACGGTTGTATCAGGTCAAATCATTCCAATGGTTGACTTAATTATTACAACTCAGAACTGGGCTCAGTTTACAGAAACTTGGGATGTCCAAGATTTGAACGGAAACCCAACATTACCATTTATTACGGTTGTCCGTCAACCTGAAGTAAAGTACGGTAGTAATCCGGCACTTCTTTGGAATATTCCAAACAGAAAAGAATTCTATTACGCCGCTGTTCCAACTTGGAACGGAAACATTAAAGGTATGGATATCTATAAGATTCCACAACCTGTACCTGTTGATATTACTTACAATGTTAAAATTGTTTGTAATAGAATGAGAGAGTTGAATGAGTTTAACAAAAACGTGGTTCAAACTTTCGCATCTCGTCAAGCATATACTAAGATTGAAGGACATTACATTCCAATCATAATGAATAACATTTCTGACGAGTCGGTTGTTGAAATACAAAGAAGAAGATTCTACATTCAGAATTACGAATTCACTATGTTAGGGTTTTTATTAGACCCTGATGAATTTGAAGTGGCACCTGCGGTATCAAGAGTATTCAATAGTTTTGAAGTTGTTGGAAATGTTCCCCCACCAAAAAGAAGAAGATTTCCTCAAAACCCATCATCGTTTGAGTATTCATTAAACTTTGGTACATCAGAAACAACCAAAGACATCCTTGCTGATTATACAGGAAATTTTTCATTAATTGGAAATGAAAACATTATTAATGAAAATGGTTATGAAGTTTATATTAAACCTCAAGGAGCTTCCGACTTTGACTTTTATGGAACTGATGTTACATTAATTCAAGTTAATACAAACGACACACTTCGTTTTGTAATCACAAAAACAAATGCGGGACAAGTAGCATCACTACAATATCAGATTGTTTTGGAACCACCAGCGATTCCATACGTTTAATCTTCCCCGTAGATATCTTTTTTTTCAGAACACTTTTCCTTAATTAAGTTCTCTAAGAACTTATACATTTTGATACCTCGTTTATCACAGTATTTTTTCAAAATTGTGTGTGAATCCACTGATATCTTAAGGTTTTTGATTTTCTTTTCCATAGGCAGAATAAAGGCAGAAAATAATCTGCCCATTTTATAAATAGATATTGGAAAGTAAAGTTTTTCTAAAAATACTGAATATTTATGTTATAAATAAAACATGAACAATATCAAACAAAATGGCAGTATCAAATAAAATTTTCGTTTCTCCAGGTGTTTATACATCAGAATTCGATTTAAGTTTTGTAGCTCAAAGTGTGGGTGTTACTACTTTGGGGGTTGTAGGTGAGACATTAACAGGTCCGGCTTTTGAACCTATTTTTATCACAAACTACAGTGACTTTGAAGCTTATTTCGGAGGTACCATCCCTGAAAAATTTGTGAACACACAAATTCCAAAGTACGAATTGGCGTACATTGCTAAAGCTTATCTACAACAATCTAACCAATTGTTTGTTACCAGAGTATTGGGTTTATCGGGTTATGATGCGGGTCCATCTTGGTCAATTACAACAATCGCTAACGTTGACCCAAGTACAATAGGTTTAAGTGGTTCACCTGAAGTTTACACCGTAAACTTCTCGGGTAATACCGGTGGAACTGTAAATTTCTTAAACGTTGCTAGTTATCCTAACGTAATTGAAAATAATTTAGATACACCATACACGAATTTTGATGGTAGTACAAGTACATTAAGAACAGAAATTAATGATGAGTTGAGTGGTGTTATTGCTAGTTCAGCAACATCAGCGACAACAATTTATTACTTTGGTACGGTATCTTCAGCGGCAACTCCAAGTATTTCAGCTTATACCGCATCAACTAACGTTTATCAAGTTTCAGGTGTAACAACAGCAAACGCTGATTTCTCAGCATCAACTAATGACGCTTGGTATTACGCTAACTTTAACATTTCATCAGGTGATAACTACACAGGTTATTCTTGGTTTCAAGTTGTTACGTCATTAAGTAACTTAGGTTCAGGAAACTTCTCAGGAACTGCTTCAGGTTCCGTTTATTACTACTCAGGTACTGCATATACTGAATATAACAACATGGTTGCTGCGACTTTCCGTTCAAGAGGTCTTGCAACATATCAAGGTACTAACACAGGACCTAACTATACTGTTTCAGGTTTAACTGATGTTATTATAAATGATTCAGGAACTTATTCGGCTATCACACAAAACCCATTTGCAACATTTGCAATTTCAGGTCAAACTGTTGATGGCAATGATTTTAGTTTCATGACATCATTGAATACTTCAGATACAAACTATGTTACTAAAGTATTTGGTCAGACAAACTTTGGTAAATTAAGAAGTGAAGTTCCTTTATTTGTTGAGGAAAAATTCTCAAACTTATTAAATTACTCATATAACAAAGGTTACATTAGAGGTATTAACTCTGAATTGGTTTCATTACCTGGTGTGAGATACTCTCCATCAACTGATACAATTGCAGACTATTTGGTTCCTTACAAATCAGCTGAATCACCTTGGGTTGTTTCACAACTTCGTGGTAACACAGTTCAAAGATTATTTAAGATAATCACTGTTTGTGACGGTGACTCTGCAAACTTACAAATTAAAATTTCAATTCAAAACATTTCATATACTAATGGTTCATTTGATTTGGCAGTTCGTTCATTCTACGACACCGACTCAAATCCTGTAGTTATTGAAAAATTCACAAATTGTACCTTAGACCCAACAAATAATAACTACATCGCAGTTAAGATTGGTACTTCTGATGGTGAATACGCTTTGAATTCAAAATACATTATGTTGGAAATGAACGAAGATGCTAACCCAGATTCGTTACCTTGTGGTTTTGAAGGTTATGAAATTAGAGAATATGCTAACGCAACTCCTCCATTCCCAGTTTACAAAACATCATACAATTACCCAAGTGAAATTATTTATAACCCACCATTTGGTACAACTGCTGGTGACAATACAGTTCAAAGTGCTGGTGATAGAGTAAGAACATCTTACTTAGGTATTTCATCACAAATTGGTTATGACCCTGACTTCTTTATGTTCAAAGGTGTTCAAAAACCAAATAACTTGTGTGAGGTTGACCCAGCAGAACCATGGAATTACCAAACAAAAGGTTTCCACATGGATTCAGGAGCAACTGTTGTAACAATTGCTGTCGGTCCAACATCAGGAACACCAGCGTTTGATTGTGGTGACGCATCATTCCAAAGTGACCCTGAAAGTCCAGCAAACCCTTACTACCAAATCCAAGCAAGAAAATTCACTTTCTTGGTACAAAAAGGATTTGACGGTTGGGATATCTACACTGAAAAGAGAACAAATAGTGATAGATTCCAATTAGGTGGTGCGGGATATCAAAAAGGAGCTTGTTCAAGTACAAGATATCCAAACGCTACAGGTTGGGGAGCTTTCAAACCAATTGCTATTGATAACTTCACTGACTACGCAAACACTGATTACTACGCATACTTGTTAGGTATTAATACATTTGCAAACCCTGAAGCAACTACAATTAACGTATTCGCAACACCGGGTATTGACTATACTAATAACTCAAATTTGGTTGAGGACGCAATTTCAATGATTACATTTGACAGAGCAGATTCAATCTACATTTGTACAACACCTGATTGTGACTTAAATATACCTGTACAAACAGGTAACTTTATTTACCCAACAGAAGCGGTTGATAACTTAGTAAACACTGGTATTGATTCTAACTACACAGCAACTTACTACCCATGGATTTTGGTAAGAGACACTGTAAACAATACGCAAATTTACTTACCACCAACAGGTGAAGTTTGTAGAAACTTAGCATTGACTGACAATATTTCATTCCCATGGTTCGCAACTGCGGGTTACACAAGAGGTTTAGTTAACTCAATCAAAGCTCGTAAGAAACTTACACAACAAGACAGAGATACATTGTATCAAGGTAGAATTAACCCTATCGCAACTTTCTCTGATGTTGGAACTGTAATTTGGGGTAACAAAACACTTCAAATTGCTGATACGGCATTAAACAGAATCAACGTAAGAAGATTGTTGTTACAAGCTCGTAAGTTAATTTCAG